TGGTTTTCATCATAATTCAACTATAATTAAAAATTTAAAATCTATTGTAAATAAAATAAAAAAACAAAGGAGCAAAAATGTTCGTAAATAATTTGAAGTTAGACGTTATCGCAACATTTGAAAACCATGAGCAAGAGTGGTTTAAAACAAGTATAAAAGAAACTGCTCTTAAATCAGAAAAAAATTTATTAAACTATATTAAAAAACAATTATCTTACAAAGATTTAATTAAGTTGTCTTTGTGTTGGTATTGTAATAAAAATATAGTTGATAAATATAAAGTAATTCAAGAAAGTATTTCTAAAAATGGTAAATATTTTTTTGATAAATAATAAAAAACTAACAAAGGAGCAATAATGGGATTTGATTTAACAGGTATGAACCCAAAAAATCTACATTTAAAAGAACCAAAAAGACCTGATAATTTATTTGAATTATCAGAAGTAGAACAAAAAGAGTATTTTGATAAACAAAGTGAATATACTTCTCAATCAGGTACTTATTTTAGAAATAATGTGTGGTGGTGGCGACCACTTGCAGATTATGTTTTAAGATTTACAAAAGTAATTCCAGAAGATCAACATGATGCATGGAGTTATAATGATTGTCATGAGGTATCACAACAAGACGCAGAGATGATCTCACAACAATTAGATCATTTGATTAAAACAGGTCATTGTAAATCATATGCAGATCAGTTTGAAAGGATAAGATTAAAAATTGAAAAACAAAATGATAAAATAGAAAAAGAGTTAGAAAAATTTTGTAAATCAGTTGAAAAAAAACTTGGCAAAACTAATCTTGCACCAAACGACTTTCCAAAAGAAGATAAGGAAAAATGGGATACTATATATAATAAGAAAAATCATAATGGTAGTTATCCCTTTTCTGTTGATAACGTAAAAGAGTTCTCGGAGTTTTGTAAAAATTCTGGTGGCTTTACCATTGGATAATAAAATTTTTTGTTTGTTTTTAACGATTGTTAAAAAATAAAAATAAACTTGAGTACCCTCTGAAAAAAATTCATTGAGGGTACTCTCAACTAACAACTAATAGGAGCAAAAATGAGTAATAAACAAATAAGCAAAGACAATAGAGAATATTGGTCAAATAAACTTTCTCGTAAATTTAGAGAAAAGAAAAGCACCATTGAATCTCTACATCAAACAGAAATAAACGAAACAACTCAAAAGAACTTTCCTACTTTTAAAAAAAGATTAGGAATTGAAAAGGACATTGAGAAGTGTCTAAAAGCAGAAAAAGAGTTTAACGATTATTCTAAAAATTATCAGAAAAGACTTGAAGAAAAAAGAGAGCAAGTCAAAAAGTTTTTTTCTGTCATTAGAGAAAAATTAGAAAGTTGGTCAGAAACTCGTAATTGGGATAAGTACGATCTTCCAAATTATGAATATGAAAGTAAATTTTATGATCTAACAGATAGATTAAATAATTACTTGAAATCACAATGTAAGGAAGAGACAAAAAAAGCATTTTATAATTCTAAAAAGGGAAAAGAATTACAAACGCTTGATGAGTTAGAAGAGAAAGCAACTGATTTATTACACAGTGATATGATCGGAACAGAGGTATTAAAACAAATATCTTTGATTGCTAAAGAAACTCAAATCAATATGACAATTCCAAGTGAAACATTAAAAGCACTACCAAATGGTTAGTATTGAGACACTTGTAAAAATATATAATAACTTTGGCGATAGGGAAAACTTATCGCCATTGTGCAGTGCAGATGAGATGTTATTTGATGACAACCTCACAATTAAACAAAAAAATTGGATTGAGAGATTTATTGTTGTTTGGGATTATACAACTAATCTTGATGTTCAACTTCATAAAATAAGTGCTATGGCAAGAAAGGAGTAATTATGGCTAAATATTCAAAAAATATTGAAGACATAAAAAGTGCAGTTAAAGAGAACCAATTAGTATGTGATAAAAACAATGCTTATTACATTACTTACAACAGAGACCAAGACGAATTTTTAATTATTTGTAGAAGTAATAATTATACTATTGGCTTATCTCATATTGATAAAAAAACTAAAAAAGAAAAAATTAATATGGGTGAACCAAAAGGTTATTGGCTTATACATACAATAGATGAAACTTGGTCAATGAGAATAGCAAAGTATCTTGAAGGAAGAACTATTGTACGAGTTGATTATTGCTCACAAAAAGAAATGGAACATCAAGGTTGGCATAATCAACCAATTCAAATTCTTTTAGACAATGGTACTTGGCTTACACCAACAAGTGATGATGAGGGTAATAATGGTGGTGCAATTCATACAAATATAAAAGAATTGCCAATCATTCCTGTTATCTGATATAATAAAATTCTTGATATTTGGGCTAACACAGACAACCAAGTATCTTGATTAAAGCCCTAATAAAGCGAGAGTGGAGTTAGGGCTTTTTTTATGTTATTGACCTAATAACATAATGGCAAAAGCAGAAAAAAATCTTTGGCAACGAATAAAAAAATTAAAGTTAAAAGGTCAAATTTTTCGTATAGAAAGTAATACAATCAATGGTATTCCAGACGTTTATTGGTTGATAAACAACAAAAGTATTTGGATTGAACTCAAGTCAAATGATGTCAAGAATATTGGTTTATCAAAGTATCAAATTAATTGGCATTTAACCCATTTTAAAAATGGTGGCACTTCATTTATCTTGCGAGAAGACCTCTCGCAGAGAACCTCTCAAAATTTACAAATCTTCGTGGTTCGTGAACCGAGAGACTTGGTTCGTGCCTACTCATCACTCACTTTAAAAAATGCTATGAAAAAAATTCAAGACGCATGAACCACGTCTCACGATTTCTTTACGCACAACTTCGTTGTGCGTAAAGTTTGAGATTGTATGTGGAATTTTTACATTACCCATTGACCTTTATACGTGCGTAAAGTTTGAGATTGCATGTGGGCTTTTTTCTTATTCATATACTCTTTACATGCACGTAAAGTTTGAGATTGTATGTGAGGATTTTTCGTAAATGTAATTACCTTTATTTTTTTTTAATTGGTCCCGTGAACCGTGGCAGCTCAATGCAGCCAAAAGCTTCAGGGCCTCCAGTCCAGGCCATCCGGTCGAGTCGTATTTATTGCAGCTGCAGCTTAAATAAAAAGTTGACAGCTCAGTCCATCCCATGGTACTAAGATGCTAACTAACAAAAAGGAGAATAAAATGCCGTTACTAAATTATTACAGCCAAACTAAAATGGCAAAAGGTGAAGCGTTTGGATATAAAACAGCGATTTTGCATCTTGCGCCATTCGATCTAAGTGGCCGTAACGTTTGCCCAAAAGCAACAAAAGGTCCTGGAGGATGCATTGCCCCTTGTTTAAATACGTCAGGACGTGGCCAGATGGGCTCAGTGCAGCAAGCTCGTATTAATAAAACAAATTATTTTTGGAATAACAAAAATGGATTTTTGTGGGAGCTTTCAAAAGAAATACAGACCCTGAAGCTTAGAGCAGCTCGAGCTGGTTTTAAATTTGCCGTACGACTCAACGGGACAAGTGACCTGCCCTGGCATCGGATGCAAGTAGATGGCGGTGGCAGCTTAATGCAGCTCCATCCAGATGTACAGTTTTATGACTATACAAAAGTTTTAAATTATTTAGATCATGATTTAAAAAACTATCATATTACATTTAGCGACTCAGGCAAAAACCAGGCGGACCAATTAGCTGCAATTGAGAAGGGCGCAAACGTTGCCGTTGTGTTTAAGGATAAGCTGCCTAAGACCTGGATGGATCGTAGAGTCATAAACGGTGATAAGCATGATTTACGTTTTAAGGATCCGTGTGGCGTGGTTGTGGGCTTAGTTGCTAAAGGCTTAGGCAAAAAAGTCGAGGTGAATTCCTTCATTAAGGCAGCATCGTAATGGACTCATTTTTAGCGTTACTTGTTCGGATCCTGGTATTTTATCCAATACCGTTATTAGTATTACTTGCAATTATAGTACTACTTTAGAATCATTATAAACTACAGCCCTACAACCTAGGGCTGTAGCAGCTCAAAAAAAAATAAATTATTTTGTTGCAATATCTTTTTTCATCCCTTATTAATGGGATATATAACATAAGTTATATAAAACTAACAAAAGGTAAAAAAATGAGTAAACTTAATAAACAAAGTAAACTAAATATTTTAAGCCTAAATTTAGAGCAGAAGGCATTAAGATATATAAACGTTACTAATAGGATAAAGGCAGAAACTGAGATTAGATCTCTATTAAAAGATGATCTAATACCAATTATTAAAAAAAATCCTAATCAGTTAAAAAACTTTAAGGGTGTTCCTAAGCCTTCAGTTTTTGATAAACATCTAAAAATAGATTTTTTTCTAGAGGTATTAGAAAAAGATGTAAATAGATTTGATGTGACTGCCTTCAAAAAAGACAATCCAAAACTTTATACAAAGTATTTGAGAGCATCTAAATCAACCGAGTTAAAAGGAAAAATATTATCATGATGAATATAATCTTATATATACTTTTAATCATGGTAAGTTTTACGATTGCCTTTTTAGGTGTTGTAATTCTTTTTTCAATCGATGTTTGGCTAGGGTTTACCCTAGCCACACTAGGCATAATCTTATCATTAAGAACTATAGGAAGGGTTTAATCATGGGCTTATCATATCGTAATTGGTTTATTAATTGTAAACCATTAAAGAATAAGGCAAGGGATTGGCAACTAGAATTGGAGAAGGGCAACACAATTCACACGTTTACCATATCCAATAAAATAAAACTAATAGACGTTGAATACTTTGCATATAAAAAAATAGACGGCTATGTAGCAGAAGAGATTAAAACATAAACCAATCTAAAAACACACGGCAACACGGTTGCCGTGTGGCTCCCCTCCATAGAGGTACCAACCAAAATCCAAAAATAAAAATTTTTTTATTTTTATTTTTTTAGGATTTTTTTTCGATAGTTTACTAACTTTACCTTTACTTGATATGACAGATAGAAGTAGTATGGTCTTGTAGAATTAGGGGGTAGATTTAAAGGGGACTCAAGGGTATAGTAAATTAAGATGACAGATACAGAATTATTGACCACCGATCAATTACGAGAGAGGCTCGAAAAAGTATGGTTGAAACATATAAAATTATGCCAAGACAACTTCTTGTATTTTGTAAAGAATGTTTGGCCAGATTTCATTTGCAGAACTGATAAGGATCCAGATAAGTGGGGACACCATCAACACATAGCACACGAGTTCACAAAGATATCTAAAAATAAAAAAGGAAGGCTCATAGTAAATATGCCTCCAAGACACACTAAATCAGAATTTGCATCCATATACTTTCCTGCTTGGATGATTGGAAAGAATCCTAAAATGAAAATTATGCAGGTATCACACAATGCAGAACTTTCTGGAAGGTTCGGTGCAAAGGTAAGAAATTTAATTGATAGTCCAGAGTATAAACAAATCTTTGGAGATGTTAGACTAAGAGAAGATAGTAAGGCAAAAGGACGTTGGGAGACCAATCAAGGTGGGGAATACTTTGCAGCGGGTGTTGGCGGTTCTATCACAGGACGAGGGGCGGACTTACTTATTATTGATGATCCACATACTGAACAAGACTCAATGTCAGATTCAGCAATGGAAAGAACTTTTGATTGGTACCTATCTGGACCAAGACAACGTTTGCAACCTGGAGGCTCAATTGTACTTGTAATGACAAGGTGGGCTCAAGATGATTTAACAGGTCGATTAATAAAATCAGAAAATGAACCTAAAGCAGATAAATGGGAAAAAATTTCTTTTCCTGCTTTGATAGGAGAAGATGAAAATATTCAACCCGTGTGGCCTGAATATTGGAGTCTCGATGAATTAGAAAAAGTTAAAGCGTCAATATCAATTAGAAATTGGTCAGCTCAATACATGCAAAATCCCACGTCAGAGGAAGGAGCAATTCTTAAACGTGAATGGTGGCAGCCATGGGTCGGGGAACTTCCTACTTTAAAACATGTTATTCAATCATATGATACTGCATTCAGTAAAAAAACAACAGCCGACTATAGTGCAATTACTACATGGGGAATATTCACGCCTCACGAATCCATGCCTGATGCTATTATGTTAATTGATGCAGTTAAAGGTAAGTATGATTTTCCAGAATTAAAAATGGTTGCACTTGATCAATATAAATATTGGCAACCAGAAACAATTATTGTGGAAGCTAAAGCTAGTGGACAAAGTTTATTACAAGAATTAAGAAGAATGGGTATACCAGTTATGGATTACACACCAGGAAGAGGACAGGATAAACACTCACGGGTCAACGCTTGTGCTCCAATATTTGAATCTAAACAAGTATATTTTCCTAGAGATGAACATTGGGCTCAAGAAGTAATTGAAGAATGTGCTGCGTTTCCTCATGGAGAACATGACGATTATGTAGACAGCACAACACAAGCTATGTTAAGATATCGACAAGGTTCATTTGTAACTACTTATGCTGACGAGGATGAGGTTCAAAGTTATAAAGAGCGAAAATATATATATTATTAAAAGGAGAAGACATGTCAAAAAAATCAAGAAGACGAAATAAGATCCTCTTAGCTGGTGCAGCATTATTAGGTGCATCTAAACTAGGGATGCTTGGAGGTAAAACTCAAATTACAGGAGCTGCTGGTAAAGATAAAAGATTGTTTACAGATACTGCTAAAAAATTTACTAAATCAATTGGTCCACAAAAAGTAAACACAAAATCTTTTCCGAGATTAAAAGTTGATTCTGTAGGAAATGTTACTAAAGATGGTGTTACAAGTGTAACTAAAAACAAAAAAAGTTTATTTGTTAACAGAGATCCGAACTTAGGTAGTGGTACTGGAATTTATCAAGGTGGTAAAAAAGTTAAAGATTTGAATCAAAAAGCTATTAATGTTTTATCAGATGGTAAAATTCAAACTGGTGGTAAAACTTATGAAAACAAAAAAGCCTATGCAGATGCAATGAAACTTAAAAGATCAAAAAAATCAAATGCACTTACGAAAAAAAGCACTGGTGAAAATCCTGGTTTATTTGGTTTTACATTTAAAAAATCTTTATTTAACAAAGGAACAATGGTAAAAGCTCGTGGCGGTGGAATGGCGAGAATGAAACCAACTAAACTTTATTAAATTTTAATATGGCTGAAATAGACAAAGTTATTGAAGAGGCAGTTGAAACTCCTACTTCAGAGGAAGTTGATATTGAAGTTGAAGGTGAAGAACCAACAACGGTAGAAGAAGCTGTCAACGAGACTGAAGAATTTTTTAAGAATCTTGCAGAAGACATGTCTGACGAGACTCTTCAAAGAATGTCAAACCAGCTATTAGATGATTACAAAAAAGATAGAGTTTCAAGAAAAGATTGGGAAACAAGTTATACAAATAATTTAGATCTCCTTGGAATTAAACACACAGAGATGACTAGACCGTTTAAAGGTTCGGCATCCGTGACTCATCCACTTTTATCAGAGGCAGTAACATCATTCCAAGCACAAGCCTATAAAGAATTACTTCCATCTCAAGGACCAGTAAGAACTAGAGTTCTTGGAATGGAAGATAATGAAAAAATTAATCAGGCTCAACGTGTTCAAGATTTTATGAACTATATGATTACTGAAGAGATGGAAGAGTATACCCCAGAGTTTGACCAATTATTATTTTATTTAGCATTAGCAGGTTCAGCATTTAAGAAAGTTTATTATGATGAAGTAATGCAAAGAGCCGTATCTAAATTTGTTCCTGCAGAAGATCTAGTAGTACCATATTACACAACTGATTTGATGGAATGTGAAAGAATTACTCACGTCATTAAAATGGGAGAAAACGAAATTTTAAAAAAACAAGCTGCAGGATTCTACAGAGACGTAGAACTAAAACCAACTTCTAGTGGTCCTACAGAAATTCAAAAAAAATATCAAGAATTAGAAGGAGTAACACCTTCAACTGACAAACAATATTCATACTCAGTGCTCGAAATGCACGTTGATTGTAATTTAGATGAGTTTGAAAATACCAATTCAGAAAAAGAAGTTAAAGTTCCTTACATTATAAGCATTGATGAAGGCTCTGGAGAAGTATTATCTATCTATCGTAACTACGATATGACAGATGAGACTAAAAAAAGAAAAGAATATTTTGTACATTTCAAATTTTTACCAGGATTAGGCTTTTATGGTTTTGGATTAACACACATGATAGGTGGATTATCTAGAACTGCTACACAATCTTTAAGACAATTACTAGATGCAGGTACATTATCTAACTTACCGGC